GCTAGCCGGTGGCTGCGTTGGAGGCTGAAGGTGCCGAAGGGCCGCTGGGAGCTGGAGATCGGAACAATGCGGGCCCAGGCCTGGCGGGCCGGCCGGATGGCCGCGTTGAGCGAGTTCATGACGGACCTGCAGCCAGCGGTCGGGAAGGAAGTGCGGGAGCAGCTGCGGAAGCAGCACCACGCCCGGCGCTCCCAGCTGAACGATTGGGTGACGGCGGCCCGGGAGCTGCTGCGGGACGCGCCGGGACCAAGGTCTACAAACGACGAGCGCCAAGCGTGGGAGACCCGGCGGCAGGAGCTGCTGAAAGTTCTGGCGATACAGCACCCAGAGGTGCAGCAGGCCGCTGAGCAGGCGGTAGCAGGTGAGCCGCCCACTCCGGCAGAAATGAAGTAGAATTCAAAGTAGTCATCAGGTCTGAGTAATCCATAGTCAGGGAACGAGCCTGAGATCCGGAGAAACCTAGGCAGCGCGAACGAAGAGACCCCGCGAAGCGCGGGGTCTCTGCTTTCATGCTAATATGTCAGCATGGCGCGCGAGCTCACCGGCAAGCAAAAAGCGTTTGTCATACACTATCTCGCCAACGGATTCAACGGCACGCGGGCGGCGAAAGCGGCAGGATATAAAGGCACCGATGCTGCGCTTGGCGTCACCGCCCATCAGACCCTAAGAAAAGCTAATGTTGCCCAAGCTGTTCTGGATGGCATGAACCGGCTGCTGATGTCCGAGGAAGAAGTGGCCGGACGGCTGGCGCAGATCGCACGCGGCGAACCCTATGCGGGCATCGATATGAGCGGCCACGATGTGCTGCATGCCCTGATCCAGATGGGCAAGAGATACCAGATGTTCGGTGAGCGCATCGTGATCGACTGGCGTGCCGAATTGCGAGAGCAGGGTATCGAGGACGCCGACTTGTTCGAGCGCATGGTTCAGCAGGCCTTCAAGGAGCTGGGGGCCCAGGAGCATGATCAGGACGATGATTGAGCTTTCGCCGGCTGCAGCGCGCCAGCTCGCAACGGAAGTGATCATCGAGGCCACCCGCCGCAAACTCCAGACAGCCGAGCATATCAGCCGGCTCGATTGGGTGCGCAAGCATCGTCAATGGCTTTGGCCCGATGTGCGTCTCGATTTCAGTGAACATGCCTATCTGTTGCCACTCTATGCCGATGAGGCTCCCGAGGTTATCATCTCCAAAGCGGCTCAGATGGGGGCTTCCGAGTTCGCTCTTTCGGATGCGATCTGGGCCTGCGACACCCGAGCGGCCAACGTGCTTTATCTGCTACCAGGAACTGGCGATGTCTCAGATTTTTCCACTGCCCGCGTTGGTCTCGCCATCGAGGCCTCACCCTATATTGCTTCGATCATCCGGTCGGATTTCTCCGATGAGGGCTATCGGACAGCAGCTCGTGATCGTCAGACTCTGAAGCGTATCCGGAATCGCTTCCTCTATCTTCGGCATGGCAGTGTGAAAGCGGATGGTCGAGCACCGCATTTGAAGGTTGCCCAGGTCGATTCGGTTATTTATGATGAGTTCGATGAGATGGATCGGCGAGCCCCGGCCATCGCTGAGAAACGATTGGGCCACAGCCACCTGAAATGGCAACGTTGGATCAGTACCCCAACCCTGCCTGACTTCGGCATCGACGCCGAGCTCAAGGCCAGCGACTTCCGGCAGTGGCACGTGCGCTGCGCCAGCTGCGGGGACGACCAGCCGCTGCTGCCGTTCGTGAACCTGATCAAGCAGGTGGACGGCGCCGGCCGGCCTACCAAATGGTTCCACAGCCGAGGTCACCCGGAGTGGCCTTTCGTGGGCTGCCGCAAGTGCGGCAAGCCGCTGGATCGGACAGGACCAGGCCACTGGATCTCGACCAACCCGGAGGCGAGCCGACACGGCTACCAGCTCACCCGGCTACTTTCGCCCCGGGTGGATCTGCACGAGCTGATCCAGGCCGGCCAGGGCTACGATGAGGAGGCCCACCGGCAATGGGTGAACCAGGACCTGGGACTGCCCTACCAGATGGGGACGGGCAGCTACAGCGCCAGCCTGCTGCGGGGACTGCAGCAGCCCTACGCCTGGCCGGCCAACAGCTGGCGCTGCGCGATGGGAGTGGACGTTGGGAGCGTGCTGCACGCGGTGGTGCGGCGATTCCGCCAGGACGGGAATGGGCGGCGGGTCCGGCGGGCCGTGTATGTGGGGACGGTGGACCGCTTCGAGGACCTAGACCCGTTGATGCAGCGGTACGACGTGCGCCAGTGCGTGGTGGACGCCCTGCCCGAGACCCGGGAAGCGCTCCGGTTCGCCAAACGGTTCGACGGCAAGGTAAAGCTGGCATGGTATTCGGCCGGCAGCGGGGCGAAGCGGGACGAGGCCGCCCGGGAGAAGCCCACCGAGGAGTACATGCTGGATCTGGACCGGACCCGCACGCTGGACGCGCTGTGGTCGTTCTACCGCAGCGGCGACATCGAGAACAGCCAGATGCTGGGACCGGAGAACCTGATACACGACCACCTGCAGGCGATGAGCCGGGTGGTGGAGACGGACCGCCAGGGCAACCCGGTGGCGCGCTGGGTGAGTGCCCGGGCGGATCACTTCGCCCATGCCGACAACTACTGCAACGTGGCGCTGGACCGGCTGGGTCCGCCGGGCGAGGGCGACACGGCATTGACGGTCGCCGGCGACGGAAAGGGTAACGGACGGGATCGGGAGGAGAGCGCATGGCGCTGAGCATACGACGGCCGCCGATCCCGCCGCTGCCCCGGACGCGGTTCACCCTCACACCCCGGCAGGAGCAGATCATGGATCTGGTGGTGGACGAGGGGTTGAGCCACAAACAGATCGCCCGTCGGCTGGTGATTTCGATAGCGACCGTTAAGAATCACTTCTACGGCGACGGACACACACGAGGCCGCAAGAGCATCAACCAGCGGATGGATTGTTCGAACATGACCGAGGCGGCGGTGGCCTACCTGGGCTACCGATCACTGAAAGCACGGGGAATGTTGAACGGGCGAACACGGGAGAGGAGTACGGGACGATGAATCCAGACAGCATGAGTGAGTACGATCTGACGAAGTCCTTCACGCACGACCGGCCGGAACCGTCCACGCAGCCGCCCACTGAGCGGCCGGCCTCAATCGTATTGAACGACTGCCATATTTGCGGCCTGCCTGTGAGGGCGCCCCAGCAGTTCCACCCGACCAAACAGGACTGCATCAACGCGCTGCGGAGCGCACTTCGGAATCAGATCGAGCGTAAACTATGGGCGGCCGAAGACGACGAAGTCACTTTCGGCACGTTCTTCCACATGGAACGCATGGATGATGATTTCATCTGGTTCCGGATCGACGGAGCGACGTTCGAATTAACGGCTCGCAGTTCATTCTTCGGCCGGCCTAAGATCATTTGGCATTGCAACAACCGGAATGGATGGGCAGACATCGACCCGGCGGCGGACAAGCCAGCATGAACGAGCCGATCCTGCTGAACGCCTTCCCGAAGGCCGGCACCCATTACCTGGCGCAACTCCTCCAGCCTCTGGCGGCACCCAACCGGGCGACCCTGCGGGGAATCGCCGGACACACATACCAAGGCTGGGGGCGGGACCGCCGGCCGGCCGAGACTGTGCTGCTGGATCTCAGCCAGGTGCAGGCTGGAGAGCGGACCATCGCCCACCTGCCGGCTGATCCGCGCTACGCCAAGTTCATGTACGAGCAGGGCTGGGCGATGATCTTCCTGTATCGGGACCTGCGGGACGTAGCGGTGAGCCAGGCCAGCCACCTGCCGAGCCTACGATCGCACCCGTTCGGCGAGCGGCTGATCGGCCTGCCGTTCGAGCAGCGCCTGGCCGAGATCGTCACGGGGTTCGCGGACGCGCCGGGCGGAGACTGGTACCCCAGCCTGCAGCGCCGATGGGCGGAATACGCCGGCTGGCGGGAGTGGGGCTGGATCCTGCCGATCCGCTTCGAGCAGGCCATCGAGGACCGGCGGGGAACCTGCGAGGCGATCTGCGATTACCTGCGCCGGCGAACGGGCCGGCATTGGGACAGCACAGTGATCCGGGCGATGGAGCGGGCCCATCGGCCGGCACTGAGCCCGACATTTCGCAATGGACGGGCGGGGGCCTGGCGGGAGCAGCTGACCGGGGCGGCGCGGACGGCCGCCAAACAGGAGCTGGGCCCGATCCTGGTAGACCTGGGCTACGAGCAATCGTTGGACTGGTGAGGAGGACAACATGGCAGAGCGACGATCTGGGCGGGTGCGAGAGCTGATGATCCGGGCGGCCGGGGGGCTGACGGACGCCGAACTGCAGGCACGGATCAGCGAAGCGGAGGCGAGGTTCGAGGCACGGCTGGGCGAGGCCGTGAAACAGGCCGCGGCGGGCGCCTGGCGCCGGGGCCTGCAGGAGGGGCTGGACTTCGTCGACCACGGCGACGACGAGACGGGCATCGCCGCGGCCGACGGCGGGCTGATCAGCCTGGGTTACAGGAGCCGGGAATCCACGCCCCGGGATCTGAGCGCCATCAGCCAGGAACGGGCCATCGCGGCCGCATACCGGCTGTGGAACACGAACCCGCTCGGCAAGGCCATCACGGAGATCCTGGTGGACTATGTGATCGGGGACGGCATCACGCTCAGCTACGAGAGCGACGAAGTCCAGGAAGCGCTCGAGCCGTTCTGGAAGGACCCGGTCAACGACCTACAGGGTGCTGGCACGGAGAGCATGGTGCGGGAGCTGGGGTTGTTCGGGGAACAGCTGATCCTGACGTTCGTGCGGACGGGCGAAGACTCCGGGGGTGTGGCGGACGGCCTGCTGCGGCTGGGCGCGGTGGACCCGGCGCAGATCGGCAGCATCGTCACCCACAAGCAGAACAAGCGGGACATCCTGGCCGTGCGCATCAAGAGCGAAAGTGGCGATGCCCTGCGCGGCCCGCTCTACAAGCTGATCAAGGCGGAGACGGCCGGCCAAGCGATGCAGGGCCTGCGGGACCTGGAGGCCTACGCCCGAATGGTGAAGGACCGGGCGGCAACCGAGGATGGCGGCCACGCGGCGCGCTTGGCGGAGGCGCAGCCCGGACCGGACGGGAAGGCGCCCTACCCCGCGCATTGGCGGCGCCTGAAGGAAGGGGCCGAGTGGAACCTGGTCGAGCAGCCGG